AAAACTATGTGCTTGGATTGATGCAGAACAATCATTTGATCCAGAATGGGCTAAAAAACTTGGGGTAGATACAGATAAACTAGTATACTCTGCTGCTAAAACTATCAATGATATGGTAGATGTTGCTACTCAATTAATGAAGGCAAAGATAGATATTATAATTGTAGATTCTATTTCTGCTTTGTTACCCGCTATTTATTTTGAAAAAGATTCATCTGAATTAAAGGCTTTAGAGAATACTAAACAAATAGGTGCAGAAGCAAAAGATATGACTAATGCTGTCAAAATGCTTAACTATGCAAACAATCAAGATGGCCAAACACTATTGGTATTAATATCACAATTAAGAAATAACATCGGTGCAATGTATGCATCTCATATGCCAACAGGTGGACTTGCAGTTAAGTTTTTCTCTAGCACGGTAGTAAAATTATGGTCAAGCGATTCTGATAATAATGCATTAAAATCAAAAATTGCAGTAGGAGATAAGTTAATTGAAGGCAAGGTTGGAAGAAAGGTTAATTGGCATATTGATTTTAATAAGACTGGTCCAGGATTTCTTTCAGGAGAATATGATTTTTATTTTGATGGAGATACCATTGGAGTAGATAAGGTAGCAGATCTTGTAGATACTGCAGAACTTTTAGGAACTATTGAAAAGGGTGGTGCCTGGTACACAGTTCTAGGTGAAAGACTACAAGGTAGGGCAAAAGTAATTGAATACCTAAAAGAAAATCCAGAGAAACTAAAACAACTTGAATCAACAATTAACTCCTAAGTATACTTTATATAATGGTAAGTTTGTTTGCCATACGTGTAAAGAAATAGTTCCTAAAGCAAGAATGTATGCAGAAAAAGGAGATCTTACTTGGATGTGCTCTCAAAAGCATTTATCAAAAGTAACTTTTCCACAGAAAGGATATTGATGAGCGAGCGTTCTGAACTAAAACGTATCGGTGCAAAGCCACACGTTAATTCAGGTAGGGGACCAGTCAAGGCTGACGGATCATTGGATGACTTCGTAGTAGATGTCAAAGAATATTCTAAATCCTATTCCGTTAGCCAAGACTCTTGGGCAAAGATTGTGTCAGACACAATGAAAGTAGATAGAAAAAAGAATCCAGCATTAATGGTAGTTCTTGGTTCTAAGCATAAAAAGGTAAGACTTGCTATAATTGAGTGGGAAGTATTTGAACAATTAAGAGAGAAGAATTAATGGAAAGCACAGTAGAATTATTAAATAAACTAACATCTTTTAATGAGATGTCTGAGTATATGCAAGATGAAGAGTTTACAAAAACTCTTACTATTGTTGCAAAATTAATAGTTAATCCAGATGTTCCTGCGGCAAAGGCTACTTTACTAATTACACAATTACAAGCACAGTCTGCAAAATTTGCAATGCTGGCCGCCTGGTACTCTCATGTTAAAAAAGATGATAGGGCAAAAAAGAATATGTACTATGCAATAAGAGAAGCAACCGACAAACTGGTCGATGCCCTTAAATATAATGTAAGGAATTTTTAATGACAAAAGGATTAGTAAATAAGATGGTTAAGAAAAAGGAACCAACTTTAGACCTAAGTAAAATTGCAGATCATATTCACGAAGGTCATATGAAATTATCTAGTAAAACTGGATTTATTAAAAAGAAAACTTTTAGCCCATCTACTTTGGTTTTTGGTAATGGTCATTGTGCAAGATATTGGTATCTAGCATTTGAAGGCAATGAATGGGAAGAAAAAAATACAGGTATTAATTATGCCAACATGAATACAGGTTCTACTAGCCATGAACGAATTCAGGGTGCACTAGAGGCACAAGGTATTTTAGAATGGAAAGAACAACAGATAGTTAACCAAGATCCACCAATTTTTGGGTATGCTGATGCTATGGTTAAGTTGGAAGAAAAGTTAGTTCTTCTTGAAATTAAAACAACTAAAAACGAGGCCTTTGAATATCACAAAGCAAAGGGTACTGCAAGTTCTTATCATATTGAACAACTACTTATTTATATGAAAATACTAAAACAACAAGTTGGTGCTATAGTTTATGAAAATAAAAATACTCATGAAATATGTGTTATCCCAGTCGTTGCAAATCAAAACTATGTTGATTTTATTGATTATTTTTTTGATTGGATGCGTAAAGTTAAAAAAGCATTTGATGATAAAGAACTTCCAGAAAGAGCATATAGAAAAGATTCTAAAGTTTGTGGATCTTGTCCAATAGAAAAGGTATGTGATTCAAGGGATAAGGGAGTAATTAAAATTGAAAGAAGGAAAGAACTTGAATGCTAAAACATTGTCAGTGCTGTGACAAATCATTTGAAACAGAAAGCAAAAATCAAATTTATTGTTCTAGTGAGTGCAGGGCTAAAGCAACTAAAGAAAAAATTGTACAGCGATATAGAGTTACCAAGTCTAAAGAAAGAATTGGAAAGAATCGCATTTGTGCTGGCGGCTGTGGTACTAAACTTAGCATTTATAACGATAATACCTTTTGCGATCCTTGTCTTGTTAATAATAGGAGGGTAGATAAATTCTTAAAAGAGATTAAGAATTTTTTTGATTATGAGCAAAAGTAAATTAAGATATATTGGAAATCCAAAAACAATTTTAGCAATAGATGCATCAACTAACTCTATGGCATTTTCTTTATTTACAGAAAGAAAGTTGGTTGAGTATGGAAAAATACATTTTTATGGAAACCATGTTTACGAAAGAACTGGTGATGCTACTAAAAAAATATCAGCATTTTTAAAAGATTATGAAATAGATGCAATAGTTATAGAATCAGCAATATATACTAATTCTCAAAATACAGCAATCACATTATCTTTAGTTCAGGGGGCAATACTTGGAGCAAGTCAAATGTATTATAAGGCACCAATAGTTTCATGCTCTCCAGTTTCTTGGCAGTCCTGGATAGGCAACGGTAGACTAAAGAAAGAAGAAAAGCAAGCAATTAAAGATTTATATGGTGAAGAAAAATCTTATTCTTTTTATAAGTCTAAAGAAAGAGAGTTTAGAAAAGGTAGAACTATTAAAAAAGTTAATATTCAATTTGATCTTGAAATAAATGATGATGATGTTGCAGACTCAATAGCAATAGGTTGGTACGCAAGTGAGAACTGGCATAAACTTGTTGATCAACCACACAATCTTGACAAGAAGCGTGGGTAATGATAAAATGAAGTTGTATACAAGTGAAGTATGGTTAAAGAAAAGGTATCAAGTTGATAAAAAAAGTCCTGAACAAATTGCAAAAGAGTGTGGAACATCTGTTGAAACTATATACGTATATCTTGCCAAGTTTGGCCTTAGAAAATCGAAGAGGTAAAAATGGCAGACTATAAGTATCCAGATTTTGAAAAACAACTTGAAGATAGAATGAAGTTTATTCGTGACATTTCAACCCAAGCACCTGCGGGTAGAAAGATATTAGATGAATGTCTAGATATAGCAGAACTACTCATTAAAAAGAATCAATCATATGGCAGTTCTTATAGCCATCCTATTAATATATTTAGTAAGTCTACCCCCAAAGAACAAATTTATATTCGCATTGATGATAAACTTAATAGAATCCACAAGGGTAAAGAATATGCATCCGAAGACACTATTTTAGATCTTATTGGATATCTTGTATTATTAAGGACATTAGATAATGAATGATGATTTAGTAAAACATTTAGACTTAGTTAATCAGGTTGCCTCAGAATATTTAAAAGGCTCTGATGCTTCTCAAATATCAAAAGACTTGGTTATCCCACGTCAAAAGGTTTTAAGTTTATTAAATGACTGGCGTTCTATGGTTTCAAATAACCAGGCTATTCATATGAGAGCAAAAGAGGCTCTTGCTGGTGCTGATCAACATTATTCATCTTTAATTAAAAAAACATATGAGGTAATTGATGCTGCAGATTCTACTGCAAATCTTACAGCAAAAACAACTGCTATCAAACTGATAGCAGATATTGAAAGTAAAAGACTTGAAATGCTACAAAAAGCAGGGCTGCTGGATAATAAAGAGATAGCAGAACAAATTATTGAAATGGAAAGAAAACAAGGAATTTTAATTAACATATTAAAAGATGTAGCCTCAAAGCACCCAGAAATTAGAAATGAAATTATGTCAAAACTTTCTGAAGTGCAAACAGAGGTGATGATAATTGACAACGATTGATTTTAGTGAATTTATTGAGGCTTTGGACGAAAGCCCTTTTGAACAAGACCCAGTAGATGTTAGAACTTTTGTAACTGGAAAAGATTATTTAAATCAACCAGAATTATCAGAGTACCAATATACCCTTGTTGAATGTATGAGTCAAATATATAAAGAACAAGATGTAATTAGATGGTTAGGAAAAGATGATGGCCTAGAACATTATAAAAAATATACTAAACAAGAAGTTATTCTTATGTGTGGAAAAGGTAGTGGTAAAGACCATACTTCTACTATTGGCTGTGCTTACATTGTTTATAAACTATTGTGTTTAAAAGACCCATCTAGATATTTTGGAAAACCATCTGGAGATGCTATAGATTTAATTAACGTTGCAGTTAACGCACAACAAGCAAAAAACGTATTCTTTAAAGGATTTAAGTCTAAGATTGAACAATCTCCTTGGTTTGCTGGAAAATACGAAGCAAAGGTAGATAACATAGAGTTTAATAAATCAATAACAGTTTATTCTGGACATTCTGAAAGAGAGTCTGCAGAAGGTTTAAACTTAATGCTAGCAGTGCTTGATGAAATTTCTGGATTTGCTATGGAAAATGCTGGTGGAAATGATCAAGGAAAAACTGCCGACAACCTATATAAAGCATTTAGAGGATCTGTTGACTCTCGTTTTCCTGATTACGGAAAGGTAATTCTTCTTTCATTTCCTAGATTTAAAGGAGATTTTATTTCTCAAAGATATGAAGATGTGGTAGCAGAAAAAGAAACT